TATAAACATTCACAAGACGTCTGAATGGAGGTCCGCCATTATTCCGAGACAATGGGATCCCACCATCCTCATCCGTATAGATCACAATTGATGGTACAAGATCGTCACCAGTTGCGTTCTGTAAAGGATCGAGACGCGAATCAAAAACCCTAGACTTAGCAATTGTTGGATATGGTTCTGTGTAATTGTTATTCAACGTCAGCACAAAAGCCAATCGCAAAGCTGCTCTGTTCAGGCTCATGTTCCTATCCCAAATTCAACTAGCAAACATTTCAATCGACCTTGACCATCAGGCTGAACATCAGTCACACTATATTGAGCATTGGTCTTTTGACGTATGAACCTGTCCAGCCTAATTGGAAGTTGATTGATGGCGAATTGCCGAACATCGACAGACACTTGAGGAGTGCCCATAGTGCCTCGTGCTCTTGAGCTGTATCCTGGAGCGCCAGATCCTTTCAATCCCATCTCAGGCAACTCCAGAGATTGATTGGAAAAGATCGCCATCACTGAGCGGTCAGAACGGCCATCATCGGCTACGGATGGATCATTCACACTTGCCTTCTTCATCGGATGAAAGATGAATGGCTCAGCAAACTCTACATCAACAGCGTCTGATAGGCCGTCCTCAAGTTCAAACCAGCTCATTTATGTACGCTTGGCTTTGACCAGAACACGAGGTCTGGTGCAGATATTCAATTCATTCATTTGCGTATCCATATGCATGCCTTTGTCGTTTTGCATCGCATACATCTTCGCATACATGCGCTGACCAACGGTGTTCACGGTCTCAATGTAGTCAGCAGGAGCATGATAAGTCCTGAAGAGGCCAGGCACACCTTCTGGGAACAAATATGCCTTATCATCTTCAACATACTTGGTCGCGCCAACAGAGCCGCGATAGTTTTCAAAAATAATTCCGCCAAACTCAACAGCACCATAGCTCTTGCCATTTGGCTCGATATAACCTTCACGCAAAATCTTAGCATCAGACCAACCGAGATAGCTCTCACGAAACTCAACGTTGGCGATCAGATCGTCAAAAAATTGATCGCTACAAAATGCCCTAACCCTACCAGACCAAGGCAGACCTCCCAATTCATTCGCAATCAAACGAATGACGGCTGCGCATTGCTTCCGCAATAAGCCATCCTTGTTCGTGTCGAATGAGAAGTCCACTTCAGTTTGAGCAACCACACCAAACTCCGTAAAGAGATTGAGTGTAGTTCCATCGGCATACGTCACGATGCCCTTCACAGCGCCAATCTGCGCATACTCAGTTGTGGCGGCGAAAGACTGAGATGCTTCAGAGCCACGATCCGCGACCTTCCCCATAACAGTCTCAACAGCCGTCTCTTGCCCAAAGGCACGAATGCCCTGGACCTCTTCAGCCATGATCGCATCGTTGATCTCAAAGTGTGGGATCGACAGATTGCGAATTGACCTCTTGGTTTTGTCCATCGTGATACCAGGACCACCACGAGGTGTCGGAGGGATCAGGATCAACTGACCATCCTTCTGCTCGATGGCAATCGATGTCGTGGTCACTCCAGACGGTGGATTGAACAAACCCATTTCTGCGATACGACCTGGAACAAATTTCAGGTTGTTAAGCGCATCGGTGAGGCTCACTACTGAGAAGGCATCACCTTTGAAGATATCCAACATAGTCATTTCCAAATCTCCTTTGTTCTAGCGAACGATGATGCCAAGCTTCGCCAAGTCAGCAATGGCTGTGGTCTGCTGTGGACCAGTGATACCTGCTGGCCAAACCAAAAGCTTGCCATTGACCTCAGCATCACGAGCAATAATGGAGACCTTATCCACGGTGGCTCCAGTTGTGATCGGATACAAAGCAATACCAGATCCAATTTCACCGCCACCAGTACCACCAGGCACAAGCGTACCGTAATTGCCGTTCGCTGTGATACGACCAAGCACCGAGCCAGCGAGAATGGTCTGGGTCGCTACAATCGTCGCATTATCACGGGACCGATTGCCCATGGCCTCGCTGAGTACAAATTCTGCAGCATGGCGACCTTCAGTAAGAGTTGTCATTTGATTTTCTCCTTAATGCGCAATTCTGCGGTTCACTTTGTCAACAATCTTGTCCCAAGTCAATTGCGTGGACTGATCTACAGTACCAGCATGTGGGACCTTGGGATCCCCACCATGAGCTGCGGCAGCGGCATAGAAGGATTTGTCTCCAGCTTGTGTCGCTTCAACCTTAGGTGACTTACTCAAAAGTGCCTTGGCTTGGGCCAGAGGCAAATCCGTATCAAGCGCAATCACTCGCGCCTGATCCTCACGGCCTTTGGCCTCATCACATTCCAAGATCGCCTTCACACGACCAAGTGTAGCAGCGGCTACATCGACCGTCTCTGGCTCTTGAACAGGAGGAGCAGCCACTGGCTCTGTCACCACAGGAGCGGCAACAGTCTCTTCTTCAGTTTTTGGTTTTCCAGTCATCATCGTCTCCTTGCGTTTGATCTTCATATCAGCAAAACCTAATTTTCGCGCCATCATCTGAAATGGTTTTGGCGCATTATGATACATCAAATAATTGAACGGTGCTGGCTTGTGCGCCTTAGCCTTGCCCTTCTTGTTAGCCATCCCAAGCTCAATAGCCTCCTCTCCAGAGAGCCAGGTCTCCTCACTCATCAAGCGCCGCATTTCTTTGACGCTCTTGCCGGATCGTTCAGCATAGATGGAAGCAATCTGATCATCAAAGTGATCTAACTCGATGACGCTCTTCTCATGATCATCTTTTGTTCCATACGTCAGCATTGAGCCTTCATGAATCATCATCGTTGATCCAGTCGGCATAAGAATGTCTGTAGCTCCCATGATCAAGACTGAGGCTGCGGACGCGGCGATACCATCCACAATTGCGGTCACCTTGCCATTGTTCTCAGAATACCTCTTGAGTGAATTGTAAATGGCAACGCCATCATCGACAAGACCTCCGCCAGAATTGACACGAATGGTTATGTCGCCTTCCATTTCAGACAGAGCATCAATAACATCCGAGGCGGAAAAACCATCTTCATACATAGCCCAAAACCCGCCAAGACCGACAACGCCATACAAAACCAATTCTCCACCAATGATGAGGCGTGCGCCACCGCTATCGGTCTCTGTAAGTTCATTCGCCATCGTCAACTCCTATTCTGCTGCTCCACCAGTGGTGCCGTCTCCAACATTCGCTGGATCGCCAAAATCATTTCCGCCAGGCTTCCCAGATGGTGCTGCTGACATCAAATCCTCTGGCGTCAATCCAAGTTTCTCTTTGTATCGTTTCTCAGCGGCACGTTGATCAAGAATGTCGCGGTAATTGTTTCCTTCATCCGCACAAATATCCTCCAACGTATCAACGCCAATATCGAGACCCATCGCTTGACCCTTGCGCTCTTTTGTAGGATCGATGAGAGGTTTGCCCCAGCTGATGAACCTGCCACGGCATAACGAGTTTCTGTTCTCAAGAAAGCTCTTCACGCCAGCAGGCAAATTCAATTGACCAATAGCAATGGCCTCTTCCAGCCAAGCGCAGAAGAATGGCATACCAAATCCACGATTGACAAATTGTCTCCGCATCGTATAGGTCCGCCATGCGGCAGACAGCGCTGTTCGAGCGGCAGAATAGTTCACGTCAGAATAATTCTTAGCCAACTCGTGGTTCTCAACACCCAAGGCGGCGGCAAACTGTCGAATGAATGCGGCATCAAAGGCATCGAAGTTTGAATTGGGGTGTTCGCTCCGCAACAGCTTCAATTCTTCATTCGGTATCAAATGCGGTATCTTTACTCCATCCATAGTCACGCCAGCTTCACGATGGAATGGCGAGACTGAGCGCAAGTGATCGAGCGTCAACGCTGTAATTGGATTGCCATTAAACTCATTGACGATCTTTCGAGTGTACTCAGCACCCATGACGTTCGCTGCTTGATTATAGTCAAGCGTGCTTTCAATCACCGCAGCGTACATCGCGTGAACGATTGCGCTCTGTAATTCCATATCAGAGTACTGTCCATGCATTCTCATTGGGACAATAGCAGCGGCAAATTCCGAAACACCACGCGAGGCTTCAGCACGAGTGGCTTGGAACAGATGGAGCGCAATTGGACGTCCCCACGGTGTCCTTCTGACGATGCGCCTCCAGCTACGGTCTGCGTCATAATAATAATCATTGGGATGAGAATTTTGAATCCAATAAGCAACTGGTTCGCCATATTGATCTAACTCAATGCCTCCCCTCAACGTCGCAGTATCACCTTGTCCATTGGGATTGCTGAGACGGTCTATATCGATGAGATTGAAGCAAGTTTGATATGGAGAGTAGTCACTCTTCTTCAATTCAAAAATACCAAGAGCCTCACCCTCAACAAACAACGTCCGGTCGATCTGCCGAAAGAATTGAGAAAATGTAGCTTGTCTCCGCGCATCGCAAGCGCAGTCGCTGCTATCAGCATACGTCTCCCATTCTCGCGTAACCTCATCGACCCAATCAGAGCAAACCTCTGGCGTGATGCCTAGCATTCGCCAATCTGGCTTGAGCGCGAGCTTAACTCCAGATCCAGCCACCGCATCACCGCGCATACGGACAGCATTCAGCGCATAAGCATTATTGCGCTCAAGGTCGCGTGCGCGCGCACGCAGCATCGCTGAGTCACGAAGGATCGTACTGTCTGCTGATCCTGACGTTGGACGATACAGCGCCAACTCTTTCAATACAGTACTTGCGCCACGATATGGACTTTCCATACCGATGAAATTGGTTGGTTTGGTGGCGCGTTTTTTTGACCTAGTCTTTGCTACTTGTTTCGCCATCAGGAATAACCACCTCCAGTATCATCTTCACCCGCACCCCAGACAGTCAGTGGCCGGCCACGCATAACAATGCTTGACTCATCAAGAGGAGGTAACCCACTGTCAAGACCGCACATAGCATAGTGCGCTCGATATATAGCCAACATATCCTTCAAACTGCCCTGACTATATTGAACCTCACGTTCTGAGAACCTGACACGCACAACAGCCTTGCCCGCGCCAAGACCGATGATCGCATCATACAAGGCTCTCAAAATATCAACGCAAAGCTGATCTGCTGGAGTAGCTGGTAATGGTTCAACAATCACTACACCTTCAGTCGAAGCATCGACTGTGCCAACACCTTCCCATCGATAGCGATTTTGTCCAACAATCGTCAACTCAACATCGGTATAATAATTTCCAATGCTGGTCTTGCTAATGGTAAGTGGATATGTGAATACTCTGGCATCAACAGCGCCAGGCTCATACAATTCCATTGTCACAGCATCAGGGTCGGCTGGCTCATTCGCCAGGTTTTTGAAGCCAACCGTAAAGTGAATAGTTGTACCAGGATAAACAGCCATTCGATCCTCATGCGGCCTTAGCTGGTTGAGCTGATGAGCTAGCAAGTGGGTACCAGTTTGATTCTGCTTGAGTGCTTACACCGCTATCAACCAACACATCAAAGCCTGAATCAGCAATCCCAGTCGTAACAACTATCAAATCAATAACTGGTAACACTGGCGAGCCAACAGCCAGGTTGTTAGCAAATAGGAGGTCGTGGCCCTCATACGTCAGCCACGCATTACTAAACCTTGGACGCCTGACTGACAAATCATTCGCAGTCAGAACATAATATTGACCGATGCTGGGCTTACCAATAAATGGCCGGCCAACTGTTAGTCGGATCGCCCTGAGTGACGCACTCTGATACAAATCAGGCTTATCAAAAACAGGCGGACCAACCGCAAAATTCACGCCAAAGAATTTATATCCATGGCCAAGCGCTGGCTTTGCTAAGACTGGAGACCCAACGGTCTTGCCAACAGCAACAAGACGAATCATAAACTTCAAAGCTGGCTTCCCAATAACTGGAGAGCCCACTATCTTGCCGCCAGAGGCAAATACATGACACTGAACAAAATCAATCGCATCGAGTAAGGGTGGGGCAACCGTCAATCGAGCAGCCGCCAACCAAACAGCTACAAAGATCGATGGTTGCCCCAATGCGGGCGAACCAACAGACAGCTCAAGCCCAGCAAGCGCATCCAGCTGACCTAGGGTGGGCTGATCCAATACAGGAGCAGAGACGGTCTTGCCAGACGCAACAAGAACGAAATACTGACCAATGGATGGCTTGCCGAGGATCGGTGAGCCTACAGTCTTACCATTCGCATCCAGAAAGTCATGAAGACTTTCCATGGTTGGCGTACCAAGCACTGGGCTCGATACGGTCTTGCCTATGGCTGAGAGAATTTGTTTCTGAACTAGTGGCCTTGCGCCAAGAACAGGAGCGGAGACGGTCTTGCCTGCTGTCGCAAAAGTATGAACCTGTTTAATAGCTGGCTTTGTAAAGACTGGAGAGCCAACCGTCTTACCAATTGCCGCAAAAATAGAATTGACTATGACTGCTGGCTTGCCAAGGATCGGAGAGCCAACGGTCTTGCCAGTAGCAACAAGCACCCTAGTGAAGACCAGGATAGGAGTACCAAGCACTGGCTCAGAAACAATTCTTGGCGACGCAATAAAGACGTGTTTCTGAAACAGCAATCTCTTGCCAAGAACAGGCGGTGCTGTCGCGGTCGATGCGCCAGTCAGGACAATGACCTGAGAGGCAACAGGATGGCCCAACACAGGTGAGCCAACATTGATAGCGGTCGCAGTCAGCGTATAAGACAAACCACCAAACGCTGGAGAGCCAAGCACTGGGCTCGATACGGTCTTGCCGGCAGAAGTGAACACATGCTTCTGGAAAAGTGCCCTTACTCCAAAAACTGGAGAGCCTACAGTCTTACCAGAAGTGGTGAAATTATATATTGAGGCGAGCGATGGCTTACCAAATACTGGAGAGCCTACCGTCTTACCAACACCTACAAACGCATGATGAGGTTGAGCAAGAGCAGAAGAACCAATAACTGGAGAGCCAACGGTCTTAGCAACAGCAGAAATAATCTGTTTCTGAACTAAAGCTGGCAATCCAATAACAGGAGAACCAACCGTCTTGTTGATTGCTTTCCAAATATGAACTAATGTTGACGTACCAAAAACTGGAGAGCCTACAGTCTTGCCAACAGCAACAAACACCTTATGAGGTATTGTCAGAATTGGCGTACCAAAAACTGGAGAGCCTACAGTCTTGCCATTCGCTGCGAGCCCATTGTGAATAATGAATTCATCAACAACGTGCGACGCGAGCGTATTATCATAGACAACGTATGGAAGGACAACGTTGCCTGAACCAGAACCACCTCGCACTAATGGCTTAATTCTCTCGCTCATTCCAAAACGAGAAATATTCACATTCCCAGTATAAGTATGCGGTACCAAGGCGAAGCTAACGCCTTGATCTGTGCTTTTACTTACACGCAACACTCCATCAGCGGTAACGTATCCCCACCACAAACCTATTCCATTCACAGCCAAAAACATCGGCTGGCGCGCAGCACTACCAGACACAGGCGCACTTACGCCAAAGGCAGGTGCAGACGGAGAAAGCACATTTGATATTGTGCCTTCCTGCGCATTCGGATTAGCTACGTTATACCAACAAGCGGAAAGATCGCCACCGGACATTTCCGCCATCGCATACGGCTGGCAATTATTTTGCCAAAGATAAAACCTACCTCCAACGGTGCCGCTCAAATCCTGCGCAACGGCCTGTGCGCCTTCATTCGCTCCAGTCGCACGCCGCCATTGATAGAACGTCAAGCCTGAGGAAACGAAAAAATCAACCGCACCCTCTTGATAATTGTAAGTGTTAGTGTCATCGGTCGGACTAAAATGCGTCCATGTGCCACCGCCAGGAGGTCTAGTCGCCGCGCGTATCCGCGCGAAGTTAGTTCCAAAACGCGCCGTGTTATAAATTACGGCAACAGACCCATCCGAACGCGAAGCGATACCGCCATTACATATCGCGCCACCAGCGCTATTCCGAGCATCCAAATTCCCAATTATGAACTCAACGGCCACCCAACTATCGGTGGACATATCAAATACGGCATAGTCATAATCAACAGACGATGCACCATTATAACTGCCGATACAAAAATGAATCCCATCGCCAGATTGCCACGCTGATATATCACGGATCGTCTTAGCAGCAGTCATAACCCTTTCAGTACCAGTCACCCAAGTACCAAATAGATCACTGGCCTTACCAGGTCTGACAGCACCAGCAGTCGCTGAGCTTTGACCAAAGATGTAATAATTTCCGGCAGTGGACCTGAATGGACCGACTATGCCACACGTACTTGTCCAAAGTGCCGGAAGCTGAAGCGCAGCCATCAGTTACCTACTGCGATGGGATACGAATGTCAAACGAGGCGAGCGAGAATGTATTCCCAGCAGTCACAGCCTGAGACGCAGCCAACGATCCTACAGCAAGCAATCTGGAGTTTGTGTTATCAGTAATGGCCCACTTGGCCGCAGTCCCTGTCCCAGAAACTACACCATCAGAAATGGCTGCGCTGGAAACCTTCCGACCATTGGGCGAGCCAGCGGCAGGAGCGCCAAACACAGCGCCAGCACCCCAGTTTTTTGATCCAAGCGCATACGTCGATGATGCTTCAACGAAACTGATTGGTTCTTGCGAGCAAATGAACAAATGAGTAGCCTCAATGTCAAGAACATTCAATCCAAGATCGAGTACCCTGTCCTGTAAATTGTCAGCCATTGTGATGTCTCCTACTTTTTGGCTTTGCGTGGTTTGGTTGAAGCGTCAAGACCAGCATTGATCGCATTGGCAGTGTCAAGCGCTGCTTCCCACGTCTCATGCTCGCTGTCAAGAGCCCAATGCATTTGGTCCTCTGGGATCCGATTAGCCGCATCCTCACGTGGCTCCCAAGTGTACACTCGATAAAACACTTGCGGTGGGAGTGGATTTCCATTGGCATCCTTGGCATCCACCTCGCGCGCAAATGTAGTATCAATACAAACCTCTTCACCGATCTTTTGCATAAAGTCTCTCCATCAGTTGAACATACGTGCTATGGAAGCTGCAGTCTCTGAAACCTTCTTGGGATCTGTCGCGGCCAAAGCCAGCGAGGCATGTCTCATCTCATAATCAATACGCATACGAAACCTCGCGGCCATGTTTCCAACAGCAGTGTCGAGCGCCTCGTTGCGTTTGCCTGCTGGCAAGTACCAATCACGCTTGGGGATACCAGCGACATACTCTGTCTTCACCGTCTCAGACACAAGCTGTTTGAAATAGCTCAGCTCAAAATGCGCTGGGAAATGAATATAGCTTGGGCCTGGGTTCGTGACAGCCAATCTCTGGTACAGGATCGTCTTTGCGTCATCAACACCAACCAAGTACAACTTACCACCACGCTTAAATTTCTGTTCACTCTCTCTCCAGATGGGCTTGCCTGTCCCTGGCATACCCTTGGTCGGAAAGTATGGCTTGTATGCCGCTTGACCTGTGAGGCAGAAGTCATATCCCATCTGCGTCAAGAAGCCAGTATCAACTGTGACACTCTCGATCCTGATCTCACGCTGCGCGATAGGGTGAATGAAGGTCCTATCAAGCGCCACATCAAGACGTTCCCAAGACCTAACATCGGTCGGATCGTCTGGGATCACACGATTGTCGATGACCCAAACTTGATCGCCAATGCCCCAGCCCCAGATCTGCAGCTCAAAACGGTCTGACTGGACGTCCACTGACGCTGTGAGCAACAGCACGTCAGGAGGTATGTTCTCAGGTCCATAATCCTCTTTGCGTGCGAACAGACCTGCTGGAGTGGACGCTGCACCCTCATACTCCTCGTATGGCATCCCAAGCGCAGTGTTATAAAACGGTCGAAGCTTGGCTGGTCCCTCATTGGAAGCAACCTCATACTCTTTAGCCAACACGCCCCACTTTGCTTTTGGCAGTAATGAGACCAAGGCATTGAGACGGAACCCAGCATGCCCATCAACCTCAGGCTTGGTTACACGCCACCGCCCATTCTCCACCATATCAAACTTGTGCTTCTCAGGAACCATACAACCGCACAGCGGGCAACACCACTCAGCGTCCTCAGGATGGCCCTCCATCCATCTTATATGCTCCCAAAGCAGCTCAACATACTCGTGACACTCTGGGCAAGGGCACTCATACACCCGCTGATCACTCTCACCGTACAGCAACTCGATCCTTGACAGCCCCTTGGTTGTTGGTGTAGAGCCGCAAATGATACGTCTATCAGGATGTGCCATCGTGCGACGTTCTGCCAGCGCCACCGGATCACCTTCAGAAGTGACTGTCATCGCGTCCACTTCATCGACCAGCAACACCTTAGCATCGTGTGCGCGAAGGTTCCGCGGAGCCTTGGCAGCCAAAATTTTCAATGAGCCGCCAGGAAATGACTTCAATGTCAGAGTGTTTTTGCCGTCCAGTCTCCCAAATTTCATAAGGTTGACGAGGGTTGGGCTCTCTTGGAATGTAGGATCCACATTGTCTATCGCCATTTTCTTCGCATCATCCAACGTTGGTACGAGGAGGATGACGGAGCATGGAGTGTTCGCAGCCAATGAGCCCAACGTGGCCATCACAGAGCAGGTGTACCCAACACGGGCTGACTTCATGACCGTTACGCGCTCAATGTTGGGATCACCCATCGCATCGAGCAGCGCTTTTTGATAAGGCCAAGGCCGGAATGGACCTGGTGACGCAGAGGATCGCTCAGGCAACCTGTAATTTTCAGCGGCCCAAATGCTGAGCGGTAGGTCTGACGGGGGCTTGAACAGACTGAAATGCCGATTGACGGCATCAATGGTGATCTGTTCCATGGCCCACTCGCTCGCGTGAAATCATATCCAATATGTCAGCAATGATCTGTTTCACAGCGACAGTCTGGGTCTTAGACAACCCCAATCGCATAGCGATAGTCGAGTGAACGTTCAAAAGACTGCCTCGTACAGTCTTGACAATGTGCGCCCAACCCTCTGTAACGTCTGTGAGTGGGACAAGATCGCCTCTTAGCCGCGCAATCTTGATACTGTCGAGGTCTGTTTTGATCTTGATCTGTGCCGTCTTAGCCTCTGCTTGGCTCTCTGTTAGTGGCGCTTTATTCTTTGGTCCATACGATTGGATTGTTTCGCGCTGATGCTTACAATAGGCGCGCACCGAGGCTTTAACGTCATACTTGTCTGGACCAACCTTGACGAGACGCCCATGCTTCATCAATTCACGAATTGTAATTTTTTCGAGACCAAGCCACTCGCCCAAATAATCCGCGTCACCGATGATAGTGTCGGATGGAATTTCCGATCCTTTGATTGAACGTCGATGTTCGCTGCGCTGCCTTCGCTCCTCGTTTCGTTGGACTGGTTGGATATCCTCAGACGTCATGCTGTTTTTCTCCACATATATCCTAGTGGGCCCTTATAGCACTTTGCAAGTCCCGGAAAATTTCGGGGCAGCGCCGTGC